CTGATCATAAACTTTTTCACCAAAATCTCCATCAGGCAATACAGCTTTTTCTGCAATTCTTGCCTGTATAAGATTTCCATAATTTGATTCTCTATCTAATCTCCACCCTAAAAGATTTGTTGGATCAACTTCAATCCAATATGGTCTACGATTTTGTTGTCTTTCTTCAGCAAGACTTAATGCACCAGAAGGTGCAGGGTAATCAACAAGAATATGACTTTGACCATAAGTAAGAGAACACATCAATATTCTTCTTGCATATTCATCTAAATCAGAACCACAACCATCAACATCCATTTTAAATGTATCTGTCCAATAAGGATCACCTATCAGAGTTATTGGTTTTCTTAATACAAGACCTGTAGCTGCTCTTATTAATCTTTGTGTAAAAGGAGAAAATACAGCACGATTTACTCTTGCCGTATATGCTGTGTAATCTTCTCTTGGCTCTAATGGTAAAAATGCTTCACTGTTTTGTCTTAAATATTCTGTTCCTTCACTAACAGCCTTCATTATTTCCCAACCCTTCATCATATCCAGAACTGCTCTAGTTCTAGTAAAAGGACTGTCTATATCACCAATAGTTGTAGAGGTTTGTACTTTTGTTCTGTAATCTCCAGGAATTGAATAAGTCATCTAGCACCTCCATCTTTTTAATGCTAACGCTTTTCTCGTTGGTCTACCTTTACTATCTTTCATTGGACCTTTAACTCCTTTCATTCTTGCGCAAAAACTTTTTCTTCTTGCTGCTCTTTTACCAGTAGGGTTTTTTTCAGTTACAGGTGCTTGTAAATTACTACCAGTAGCACGATTGTATTTAGCACGACCTTTAGCAGTTAGCCCACCTTTTTTGGACTTTTCACCTCTACCTACAGATAAACTAACTCCTTTACGTTTAGTCATTATTTGCCTACCTTTTTCATAGTCAGATTGTGAGCTTCGGTAAAAGTTTTACCTTTAAGCATCAACTTTTTCATTTCTTCCATATGTTTTCTGGTATGAGTACCTTTTTTCTTATGTCGAGCTAAAGCATCCTGCTGTCTTTGGGTTAATGTTTTCATTTTTTCTTCCTCTTCTTCTTAGAACGCAGTTTTTTAAAATCAGCAGAAGTGATTTTATCTCTAGGGGGTGCAACAGCAGCTAATTTGCGTTGTTTACCAGAATAAGAACCCTTTGGCATTGATTTTATCTATATAAAACCATATTACCGTTAAAATGGTTAATTTACACTTATTTTTTCTTCTTTTTTCGTCTATGTTGATATGTTATTTTTTTACTTCCTGTTTTTGCACGTTTAAATCTTGTTTTTTCGGCTGATGACATCTCTCCAGTAGTCTTAGGTGTCTTACTTGATACACGTTTACTGGGTCTACAGGCTGGATAGCCTCGTTTTTCGCCTTTTTGACGACCACAAGGCTTGCCTGTTTTAACATCAACCCATTTTTCCTTAAACCAACGGGTCAGACCACCACTACTTCTTGCCACGTTTTTTAGTTCCCGTACGATAAGTACCACCACGCTTCTTATACTCTCGTACAAGCCATGCGTTAGCGTAAGCAGAAGGATAAACAGCAAATTTGCGTTTAGCCTCTGCTTTTACCCTAGAGTATAACGCTTTATTTACAGGAACATTCGCCACGTTTCTTGCCTCCCTTTT